GTTCGGATTTGATGTTAGGCAGCTTGCGCCGTGTCGTTCTGCAATACGGCGTCGTAAAGATTGTTCTGTGCGATTGCTTCCAGCAGTCTGGTGGCAAGCGCAGTCTCAGTGAGGCCGCGCAGGTCGGCCTGCTGGCGCAGCAGCGACAGCGCGACACGGCTCAATGGCAGCGGCTTGTACGGCTTGACCGGCTTCGGTCTGAATTGCCGGTCGACAATGCAGGGGACCGGCAACGGTGGCAGCACTTCAGCCTTCGGCTCGACCGGCCTGTCATTGAACACGGCCACCGTCTGCCACACCGCCTTTAGCCGGTTGCGCTGGCGCTCCTGCCAGTTCGGCGTCCGCAGGCTGACCTTTTTCTTCGAACAGTTCACCCGCAGCGAGCCGAGGCTACAGCCGAAGCGTCGGGCAATCTCATCGGAGGGGACATTCTCCGCAGTCAGTTTTTTGACAAGGGCGAAGGTGTCGTCCGTCCATCGAACACGCCGCATCATCGGGCCTGCTCCTTTTTCGGGGCGAGCAGTGCGCCCATCCCGTCCATGAACACTTCGTACTCACGCATCGCCTGCTGAAACACTTTCAGGCTTTCGATGCTGATCCTGCCGCCGCAGGCTTTCTCAAGGTTGGCAAAACTGTCAGTCATTGGCTTGCTCCATTGTTTGGGTTGTTGCAGTGACGGCGATCACGCCGCTCCTTGTTCCATCGCTTCCTCGCTGGCAATCGACCGGGCGCGGGCGTCAGCTTCACGGCGCGCGGCGGCAACGGCAACCGGAGCCTGTGCGGCAACCGGGGCCGCGACCGTCGCGCCCCACGGCAGTCCGAAGTGATCCGCACACACCGGGCCGTAGCCGACCGAAGTGCTGCGCTCGTCACGCAGCGGCTTGTTGCAGAAGCAGCAGACACCATGCAGGCGACCGTAGCGGGCAGCTTCACCTGCCGGGTCACACGCGAACTGGCGCAGTTTCGCACCAAGACCTTCCGGTGCGCCGCGCGCCGGTTCAAACACACCCGCGCGAGTGACACGCCCGAAATACTGGCGCTGCTCACCGCCGCCGAAGCGGGTCGAGTAGCGCGACCGCTCGACACTGGTGACAGTCAGCGAACCGGGTTCGCGCGCACGACCGCCCGCGACATTGACGCGGAAGCCGTCAAGCACGATGGCCGGGAAGCGGAGGTGCTGGCGAGCGCGATCAAACAGCGCGACGATGCCCGACAGATCACCGACAGTTTCGGTCGGCTGCGCCGCTGGGCGCTGGGTCGAGTACAGCCGGTGTTCACCAATGACAATCGACGCGCCGACAGTTACTTGCTTGGTGCTGCCGTTGCGCAACGTGACCGGGATGACCGCGCCGGGTTGGATGGCAACACCGCAGTTCACGGTGCGGACCATCCACTCGCCGTTCACTTTTGAGAATGTATTCATTTGGCTTGCTCCGTCCGGCCTGATTGCCGGTAACGATGTTTTTGCCAGAGGCTTCGCCGTCTGTAAAGCCATGCTTTCCTTTTTCCAGACATGGCGGCCCCCGGCCTGTGCATAGCTAAATGCCTGATACGCCGGGGGTATTTCGATCAGCCGCGCTTGACGTGCCAGATGATTTCACCCGCCCGCGCGTCGATGGTGAAGGGACCGATGGCGTTCATCGCATCGAAGCCGAGCAGCGTCATACCCTCCGACACCGACACCAGCACGTCACGCAGAACGTGACTGCCGATCCGCATTTCCTTGACACGCAGCACCCGTTCTCTGCCGGTGCTGCCGTTCGCATAGCGGGCCGTCACTTCACCGAGTTCGACGGCGTTGCCGTTGCGCAGCAACATGCTGGCGAAGCTGGCTGTGATGGTCGAGGACGTTGCGCCGGTATCGACAATCATGCGCAGCGGCATCCCGCCGAGGATCACATCAATCTTCATTTGCCTGCCGTCGCTCGACAGGATTAGCGGCACACTGTCCTTGACCGGAAGGCTGGCCGTTCCCGGCGCTGGCGGCTGTTGCGTTGGCTGTGGGGCCTGCGGCGCTGGTTTCACCTCTGGCGCTTGAGCGTAGGGCTGGGTCGGCGCGGCTTCAGCGGTCGGCTGTGGCACGGGATTGTACGGAACGCACCGGGCAGCGGAGTGCATCAGCAGGGCGTTGCCCTTGTCGCTGTTGTACATCCACTCGTAATAGGTGATGGCGTCACCGTCACGCTTCACCTCACCGATCATCCAGATCACCGGCTGGCGATAGAGTGTGCCGCGCCACTGCACCTTGCGACCGGGGACACTGGCATCGCGCATGGCGTACTGATTGTTGCGGACAATCTTTGTGCCGTCACGAAACTGGTAGACGACAGCCCATGCACTGATTTCAGGCTTGTAGCTGATCCCGATTTGCGTGACCGGGTTGCTGTCACGCGGATCGTCACCAACGGCGACAACCGGCGCTCCGCACGAGAGAGTGAAGGCCGACGCCGAAGCGCAGGTTATCAATGCCGCTGTCGCGGCGAGTAGGGTTCGTTTCAACATTGGCTTGCTCCAGATGCAGGATCGCATCGCTACGGGGCAGCACCTGCCCCGCGCCGATAATCACCTCGCAAATTCCACAAACACCCGCCGTGTCATCTGACACCACCGCGCCTCTCCGTATTTCTCGTAAGCGGATTTCACCCGGTCCCAGCCCGAAGCGTAGACATCGGCAGGCAATGCCTTCTGGACTGTTTCCATTCCCTCAATCATTGAGGCAGGCAGCTTTTCGCACTTGGCGTCGTAGAACATCACCATCGCCGCGCCTTCCGCAGCGTCAGCATGGGCAGCGCCCGTAAACATTGCGAGTGCTGCCGTGGCAAGCAGAAGTTTCCGCATCACGCGGCCTCCTGATCGTCGCTCTGCACTGCCGGGGCGAACAAGAAGCTGTCGCCGCGCTTGCCGAGGAACGCGCCGACCGCAACAGATTTGCGGCTGCCGTTCTTGAGGGACACTTCAATCACGGTGCCAGCAGGCATCATGCGGTCGGATTTCAGCACCCAGAGTTTCGTGAAAGTCGTCATTGGCTTGCTCCAGTTTTGAAGGTTTTGATTACTTGCCGAACAAAGCGTCGAGGGCGTTAAAGTTGCCGCGCATCAGTTCATTGACCGCGTGGCGGGTTTTGTCGCGGCGCTGGCGGTTCACTGCGCTGACGCGCGAGTTGTGCGCCCGCAGTTCACCAGCGTTGGCGTATCCGAGGTGTTTCGAGACAACCAGATCGAACGCGGCTGCGGCGCTGTCGGCATACACGAACGTGGAACCGATTTTGCCGAAGAACCTGCCGTCCTCACACACACCAACACGACCAATCCACTTTTTGCCGGTGCGGATTTTGTGGAACGTGCAGGAACCCTCGCGGGGCATCAGGCGATAACGAGACATTTTGGCTTGCTCCTGTTTCCCGGTCGCTCTGACCGTGAAAAGAGAGTGCCAGAGGCCGGAACATTTGGGAAGCCATACTTATCATTTTGGACGCAGGGCGGTCTTCACGCCGCGCATGGCGCTGGCGGTATCCCGGTCAGAGCCGGTTCCGCCATTCTTCGTGCGCCTCTTTCGCAAGATCATCGATGCCGCTGTCGACAACCACTTGGCGCAGGTCGAATGCGGCACGGGTGCGGGTCGCTTCGCCTTTCTCAAGCTGATCAATGATGTGCAGTATTCGCAGTCGCTCGCTTGGCCTCACGTCATCCTCCAGAGTTTGCGAGCAGCATTGAGCCGGTCGCGGTTCTTGCGGTCCCGCGTATTCATGCGGTGGGTGTAGTCGATGTTGCGCGCTTCAGCAGTCAGCTTCATGTCGCAACCATTGCCAGCATTGATCAGCAGCAGCGCGGCATCACGCAGGGCACCCTCGCTGCGTTCGACAACGCCGCAGCGCGAGCCTTCGTCGGTCATCACAAGTTCGGGGCACGGTCCCGGCTGGTCGCCGTGGATGGCCTGCGCCAGATCGCACAGCACCGCGTAGCAGCAGGCACCGCACGAGTTGCAGGCCGCACCGTGGCGCGGCTTGCGTTCAATCATGTAGCGGGGGACGGGGTGGATTGTAGGCAAGGTCATTCTCATACTGTTTGGGGTTTGACATTTCGGCTTTGCACGTCTCACCAAGACGCGCGCCACATTTGCGACAGGCATGGTTGTTTCGCGGCAGCGCATACCATCCGTTTGAACACTGCCGCCGATGCTGGTTCGGTTCGGAATAGTCAGTCATCAAATCCTCCTGCCATCGTAATATTTATCGGCAAGCCACTGGTCGAGCGACGGGCGTTTTTTCGGACGCGCAAAAGACGTGTCCGCCCACGGGTCATGATTGGCCTTTGATGCGGCGCGGCGTTCCGCCTTGCGGATTGCTTTCTTTGCCGCCTTGCGTTCCGCCTTGCGTTGCGTTGTCGTCTTGCCTTCCGCGCGGACCTTGGAGGGACGCGCGGCGAGCGAGGGACGACCGGTGCGGCGCATCCGCTGCCGTTCAACATGCGACGGGTGCTTGTCATCATAGCTGTCTTCCAGTGCCACAATCAGCGGGCGCACCGGTAGACCGAAGTCATGGTAGCCGTCTTTGATCCCGGCGAAATAATGCGACGATGGCGGATAAATGCCGGTGCTGTTCATGACGTAGAACATCACTTGTGCCTCACCGTCCGGCAGATTGTCGATGGTCAGCACGACCTTGCGGTACATGCCGGTGCCGTCATCGCGGTAGCCTTCATACCGGTCAAGATATTCTTCGCACTGCGGCGTGATCTTCCAGAGGCCGCCCTGCACAGCATCACCCTCTGACGGGACAATGTCGGCCACACCGCGAAACACCAGCTTCCAGTTTTGCAGTTCGTAGCTGGACACCGGGTCTGCCTGCGGACAGCGCCGCGACATTTGCTCGATACTCAAGTTTGATCCGTAAGCGAGGTACAACATTGGCTTGCTCCATTCATCGAATGATAAGAATAACTTAGCAGGTACGGGAAGGAAAGTCTAGCTTTCCTTCCCGCTCAGAGACTAGCGGCGGAGAGCCGCACGGCGACCGTTCCAGAACTCACGTTGCTCTGGCGTGGCCTTCAGCAGGTCATCGAGATTGGTGGTCGGAGCCGCCGCGACAGTTGTCACGTTCGGATTGGACACCATGAAGTACCGCTTGCCGCGCTTGCGATATTCGAAACCGGCGAGGCGAGCGTGACGCTTCACGCCCATTCTGCGAGCACCGACACGGACGCACAGTTCGTAGGTTGTCGCGCCTTCAGGGCGGCTGATCATCTCGATCACGGCGCGGGTCTTGAAAGCGAAGTGAGCGTAGTCGCGCGCGATCTGCCGACCGGCACCAATGTCACCCGCCTTTGCGGCGGTCACGAGTTGCAGGCAGCGGATGATCCAGTTGACCGCCTTCACCGCATCGACCGTGCCGCTGTGCTGGCGAAACTCGACAGTCGGCTTGTCACGGTCATACGTGGCGAGGTTCAGCTTGACGTAACGGTCAGTGCCCGAACCGGCAGCGATTTGCATCGCCCGCACCAAATCTTTCCAGTTCCGCGCCCGGTCAACCGAAGCGAAATTGACGCTGGCAATCGAGCGGCAGAAACCGGCGTTGTTCGCGCGACGGCTGTTCGGCATCACCTCGTCAATCTCACGCTCGTAGGAGGCGTACAGCTTGACAAGATTTTTTTGCGTTTGCAGATCGTTCTCGGCAACGCCGACATGAACGTGGAAGCCGCAGCTTGAGTTGACGTTTGCGCCCATGTCACGGAGAGCGTTGACAACGGTCGCAACTTGGTCGAGCCCGTCCTGTCCGCGCAACACCGGGGACACGAACTCGGCACCCGAGCCGCCGCGAAAAGAGCCGAGGCCGTTTTCGTCACGGATCGAGCCGTCCGCGTGTACGTCCCAACCGAAGCCTGTACGGCGGCGCAGTTCCGCGCGCGCGGTGGAGACGCTATAACGATTGCCGGGAAAGAACACTTCGAACTCGGTGCCGAAGGTCAGATGTGAGAGTGTGTCGTCCATTTTGGCTTGCTCCTTATTTGGCCGGGGCCGACCCCCGGTGTGAGAAGACCATGCCAGCGCCAACGGTGGTTTGTAAAGCCATGCTTTCCTTTTTCGGCAAAGACATGGGCTATGTTCATGGGGTGCATGGCGCACCTGTTTTGTTCCACACAGGAGGGCTGAATGGCTGAGATACCCGAGGCCGGAACGATCACCGCCGAGCAGGCGGTATTACTGCTGCTGCTGGAAAACTCAGGCGACCTCAAGCGGCTGGAAAAGGATGGCGCTGTCGCGCCGATGGCACCGGGCCGCTACTGGCTGAAAGACCTCGTGCAGGGCTTTGTGCGCTACACGCGCAAGAACGCCGACATGACCGACACGTCATCGCTGTCGATCTGTTTCGGGCTGACCGGTGCACGTATCGGACAACTGGCGCGGGAGGGCTGGTTCAAGCAAATCGAGCGCGGGCGCTACAATTGGAAAGAGGCATGTGCAGGTTACATCCGGTTCTTGCGTGACGAAGACCGCCGATCATCGCGGTCATCGAGCGACAGCCGCATCAAGGATGCCAAGGCGCGTGACATCGAGATACGCACAATGCAGCGGCTGGGTCGTCTCGTGCCGCTGGAAGTGTACGAGGAAATGATTGACAGCATCTGTGGCACAGTGCGAAGCGAGTTTGCAGGCATGGCCGCAACGGTCACGCGCGACCTCAATTTGCGCCGCATGATCGAGAGAGAGGTTAATGCTCGACTACACCGCATCGCAGAACTCGCAATGGCACAAGCCATACGGCTGGAGACGCGCAGCGGCGCTGCTGATGCCGTCAGCGCCAACGGAACCGGACCTGTGGGCGGCGGCAAACAGGACGTATCCGCCGACAGCGGCAGTGCCGGGACCACGCGACCCCCTCCTGACACCCTACGTGGTTGAACCGGAGCGCGTCATCGCATCGGGCGCGTACAAGCGCGTGGTCATGGTGTTCGGTGCGCAGACCGGCAAATCCGAAGCGATGCTTGACGTGGCAGGGCAACGGCTCGATCAGCGACCGGGACCGATCCTCTACGTTGGGCCGAACAAGCAATTCCTGACCGAGCAATTCGAACCGCGCGTCATGGCGCTGCTGGACGAAGCGCCGTCACTGATGGCGAAGGTGGCGCGCGGCAAGCGTATGACAAAGACGCGCAAGGTGGTTGCCGGTGTGCCGTTCCGTCTCGCCCATTCGGGGTCGTCAACGGCACTGAAGTCGGACCCCGCCGTCCTCGCACTTGTCGATGAGTACGATGAGATGCGCGACAACGTGAACAACATGGGCGGGCCGCTGGGTCTGGTGGAACGGCGCGGCGACACCTACGCCGATTTCGTTTGCGTGGTGACATCGACACCGAAGAAAGGCAGGGTCGGCGCGGTGCAGGATCAGTCGTCAGGACTGTTCTTCTGGGAGCCAGCAGTGACAGAGGATGTTGAAAGTCCGATCTGGCAACTGTGGCAGCAGGGTACGCGGCATCACTGGTGCTGGCCGTGTCCGCACTGTGCTGAATACTTTGTCCCGCGCTTCAACCTGTTGCGCTATCCGCTGAAGGCACCGCCGCTGGAGGCGGCGCGCGAAACCTTCCTTGAGTGTCCGCGCTGTGGCGGCATCATCAACGATGATCACAAGGCCGACATGAATGCGCGCGGCAGGTACGTTGCGCCGGGGCAATCGGTCGACAAGGAAGGCGTGGTGCGCGGCGGCTTCACCGAGAGCAAGACAATCTCGTTCTGGGTGTCGGGGCTGGCATCGCCGTTCGTGTCGTTCGGTGAGCGCGTGGCGGTGCTGGTCGAAGCGCAGCAATCCGGCGACGATGCGATGGTGCAGCAGGCGATCAACGCCGGGTTTGGTGAACTGTATTCACCGGGCGGCGGCGAAGTGCCCGAGTGGATGGAAATAAAAGAGAAGTCCCGCGCGTCATCGTACAAGCGCAACGAGGTGCCCGAGGATGCGCTGTATCTGACACTGGCCTGTGACGTGCAGAAGCATTCGATCCCGTGGGTCATCCGCGCGTGGGGCGCACGGGCAACATCGTGGCTGATCAACTACGGCTATTTGCGCGGCGACACGACCGAGGAAGAAATCTGGGGCGCTCTGGGCGATCTTGTCTCGGCACCCATCGACGGTATGGCAATAAAGCTGGCGTTCATCGACAGCGGCTTTCGACCGGGCAAGACCGACACGCTGCCGCTCAACCGGGTGTACGAGTTCTGCCGCCGTTTCATCCGCAGGGTGAGGCCGACCAAGGGGTCATCGACAGCGATGCGGACGCCGCTGGTGTTCAACAAGATTGAGGTCAGCCGCAAAGACGGACGCGGTGCAAAGTACGGTCTGGACCTTGTGCGGCTCGACACCGATCACTGGAAAAGCTGGGTACATGAAAGACTTAGATGGCCTGACGACCGCATCGGCGGCTGGCACGTCTTCAACGGCGTGGACGATGATTACTGTCACCAGATCGTCTCCGAGGCGCGGCTGAAGCAGCCGACCGGCAAGGTGGAGTGGGTGCAGCGGTCGCGGCATAATCACTTTTTCGATTGTGAGGCGATGCAGGCGGCGGCGGGATATTTGCTGAACGTGCAGCGCATTCCATTGCAAAAAAGTGACAGGGGCCCTACAGAGGGTGTTGGCAGGCAGCCGCCAACCCCACCAGAGGTAGTGAACGTCGAAAACCCGACCGCACCCGTAGCAAGCGGGCGACGTGGGAGACGACGCATTATCCGGTCAAATTATCTGGGAGCGTGATGCGCTCGCTTGATCTTCGCCTGCAAACAAAACTTCTGCGCAAGAAGTACGGTCTGCCCCGCACCATCAACGGAAAAAGTCTGGCCCCGACACAGGCGCAGATCGATGCGTTGCGCGCCGTCATCGTGTCGGGTGTCGAGGGCGCTGGCTACGGCGACAAGCGCACCGACTTCCGCTCGCTTAACGAGCTTCGGCAAATCCTCAATGCAATGGAAGAAGAACTGGACGGTGGCGGCGGACGCATCCGACAAATCCGCATGACATCGCCGTCCGACAAAGGTTTGTGATGGGAGCGATCCGCAACGCACTCAATGAAGGCATCCTTGGTCCGGTGCTGCGGCGCTTCACAAATCAGCAGCCGTCGACAATGGTCGGCAACAACGGCACGACGCAGTGGTCGACCGGCTACGATGGCGGCGGCTACCGGCGACGGCTCAAGGGCTGGACGCCGTCGCAGTACACCACCAACACCATCCTCACATCGTCGGGTCATGTGTTGCGCGCCCGCACACGCGATGTGCTGCGCAACAATCCACACGCCAATGCCGCCTGTGAAAGTTTCGTCGCAAACCTGATCGGCACCGGCATCAAGCCGTCATCGCTGTTCACCGAAGACAAAGACTTGCGCGAAGCCATCATGAAGCTGTGGCTGGATTGGACCGACGAATGTGATGCAGACGGCATTGCCGACCTGTACGGAATGCAGACCATCGTCGCCCGCGCGCTGTTCGAAGCGGGCGAGTGCTTCATCCGCTATCGCAATCGCCGCGTGAGTGACGACTTCCTTGTGCCGATGCAGGTGCAGTTGCTGGAAAGCGACATGTGCCCGTACTGGATGAACCAGAAGGCCGACAACGGCAACTGGATCATGAACGGCATCGAACTCGATTTCCTTGGCCGCCGCGCCGCGTACTGGTTTTACCCGATCCATCCCGGCGACATGCCAATCGAGCAGGTCACGAGCATGGACCCGGTGCGCGTTCCGGCGTCCGAGGTGCTGCACATTTTCAAATGCACACGCCCCGGCCAGATGCGTGGTGTGCCGCTCATCACGCCGTCGCTCATACGGCTGTTCTTTCTCGATCAGTACGACGACGCGGAGCTTGAGCGCAAACGCATTGCGGCAATGTTCGCGGGCTTCGTCACCTCCCCGGCACCAGAGGATGTCATTCCCGTGGACGGGCTTGACACCACGTCTGAACAGGAAGGCATCGGCCTATCCGGTCTTGAACCGGGCACGTTGCAGACGCTGTTGCCGGGAGAGGACATCAAGTTCAGCGAACCTGCGGATGTCGGCGGGACATACGAGGCTTATCAGTATCGGCAGCAGTTGGCGGTGTTCGGTGCGCTGGGCATTCCGTATTCGCTCTGCACGTCCGATCTTCGACGCGCCAACTACAGTTCATTGCGTGGATCGATTGTCGAGTACCGGCGCAAGCTGGAGCAATTCCAGCACAACGTCTTCGTCTTTCAGATGTGCCAGCCGATCTACCGGCGCTGGCTCGACACCGCCGTCCTTGCCGAAGCCCTGCCGATCAGCAGCAGCGACTACCTGTTGCGGCAGGCCGACTATCAGCGATGCAAGTGGATACCGCAGCGCAATGATTGGGTCGACCCGCTGAAGGATCGTCAGGCCGAGAAGCTGGCGGTGGACAGCGGCTTCAAGTCACGCAGCGATGTCATCGAGGCCGAGGGCTTCGATCCGGTGCTGAATGATGAGCGCATTGCAGCCGACGCAGAGCGTGAGGAAGAATTGGATTTGGTATTCCCGGTGGTGTACGCGGCGGCCAATCAGCCGAACACGCCGAGCGAGCAGGCCGCGCAGGACGCCGCCGATCAGGCGGCACAGGATCAAGCGGCGGAAGCTGCCGATCAGGCAGCATCAGACGCAGCAGACGCAGCATAGGAGCGAACAATGCGCCCTTGGTACACGATGAAGGCGACAGAGAAAGGCGACACGGCGGAAATCACGATCTACGACGCCATCGGCGCGTCGTTCTGGGGTGAAGAAACGGTCAGCGCAAAATCGTTTGTCGATGACCTTGGTGCGCTGGGCGATGGCGTGGATAGCATCACGCTGCGCATCAACTCGCCCGGTGGCGACGTGTTCGACGGCGTGGCCATCCACAACGCCATCAAGAACCACAAAGCCAAGGTGACGGCGCGGGTCGACGGGATCGCGGCGTCGATTGCCAGCTACATCGCAATGGCAGCCGACAAGATCGTGATGCCGCAGAACTCGTTCCTGCTGCTGCACAATGCGTCCGGTTTTTCGTTCGGCAATGCCGACGACATGCGCGCTGTTGCGGAAGACCTCGACCGCATCGACAAGTCGATCATCGCCACCTACGCGGCGCGATCCGGCCAGACCACCAGCAAGGTCAAGGCGCTGCTGAAGGAAGACCGGCTGATGGATGCGACAGAAGCAAAATCGCTTGGTTACACCGATGAGGTGGTGAAGGAAGTCAAGATGGCGGCGTTTTCAGATGTTTCGATGCGGCTGTTGCCGAAGGCGGTGGCAGAGCGCATCCGAGCAGAGACAGGCCAACAGCCAGAACCGAAGGCACCTCCGGTCGCGGCTGTGTCTGAGAAGCCGGTTGAGCCAACTCGGCAGGCTTCGTCTGCGGGATCGGTGGTCGACCACCCGGCAGACCCACCGGTCCCGCAGCCTTCCGCCGAAGTCATCGACATCGGCAAGGCGAAAAAGATGGGCATGGAGGAACACCAAGCCTACGTCAGCGACATCACCGACCTCTGCGCACTGGCGGGCAAGCTGGACTTGGTCGGGGCGTATGTGCGGGCCGCAACGCCGGTCGCGGACGTGCGCAAGGAATTACTGACCATGCGCACCACGGAGCATTCGATCATGCCACAGCATCCGATGGTCGATCCGGCGAAAGCCCCCGCGTCGATGTGGGGGAAGATCACCGACAAACTCAATGCCCGCAGGGCAACATAGGAGAGCTAGACGATGTCACAGTTTCCTGTACTGACGGAACAGGCCCACTCCGCAGAATTCATCCTGTCGGAGAGCAATGGGCATCAGTCGCGCGAGAACGCTTGGTTTGCGGACCCGACCACAGTCGGTGTCGGCACGCCATGCAAAATGACGGCAGCGGCGACAACCGACAAACCGGCGACCTATGTGGTGGCGGCGGCAGGCGCGGATTGTCAGGCCATCACGATCTATGCGGGCAAATCGAACCCGACCGATGGGCTGCGTATCGCGGTGATCGCACGCAATGCCGAGGTCAACGGTCGCCTCATCAATTGGGGAGCGATGTCGACCGCCGAACAGGTCATCGGCGCGACAACGCTGGGCACCAAAGGCATCGCAGTCCGCATCTAGCGGACGTTCATCAACGCTCGCCGCGAGGCAGCACAAACGAGGATAACGACAATGCTCGATATTTTTCGCAGCGATGCCTTCGGTGTGGTGCCGCTGTCGCTTGCCATCAACAATCTGAAGTTCGTTCCCGGTTATGTCTCAAGCCGGGGCATCTTCACGGAAAGCTCTATCGCCGTCACGGCGGTGGTCATCGAAGAAAAGAACTACACGCTGACGCTGATTGCGCCAACGCCGCGCGGCGGTCCCGGTCGGACCATGCCACGCGCACGGCGCGGAATGCGGATGCTGACCGTGCCGCACTTTGAAATCAACGATGCCGTCATGGCCGAGGAAGTGCAGGGTGTGCGTCCGTTCGGACAGGAGAACGGCACCGAAAGCGTGATGCTGAAGGTGGGTGAACGGATGGCACAATCCGGTCAGTCACTGGAGTACACGCAGGAGTACAGCCGGGTTGGTGCGATCAAGGGTGTCGTGACCTACGCGGACGGCACCAAGCTCGATCTCTACAACGAGTATGGCATCCCGGTGCCGACCGTGATCAACCTCAATCTCGGTTCAGCCGCCAATGACGGCTCGCTGCGGCTGGCGTGTAACACCATCATCCGCAATGTCGGCAAGGCGCTGGACGGCGTTCCGTTTTCTGGCGTCGAAGCTATCTGCGGCGACGGCTTCTTC